ACTGATACCGGCCCTGTACTTGATTCACTAACTATCGTGTATAAATGTTTGCCAGTTGTTAGTGATGGCATAGATATAGACGAGATTACGGTTATTTGCGATACTAAGAGCTGTAACGAAGTGTTGTTTATTCTAAGATACAGCGAACCTCTTCCACTAATGCCACGCGCTTGATTAAATATAAAAATAGCATGAGATATTAGTGGAGTACCTGTTATCTCGAACTCAATATTGACTGTAAAAGGCCAATTTAATGAAGTTGATTTTCTTAAAAGGTCTGTTCTTGGGTTGTTTACATAAACACCATCTGGAACAGGTGTTAAGAATGAGCCTAGCTCTGGTAAAAATTGTTCTCCGTATGCAGGAAAATCATTGGTTGGGTATGTATCAGTAAATGCTGTATACGCTATTAGATTACTGGCTAAATAGTGACCCTCATCAATTTCTACAGGACCACTAGGTTTTTTATATCTATATCGCTCCCAGCGTGGAATAAAAACCATTAGATACTCTCAGGATTGACGCCACGCATTGTTACTGTTTCAGAAGCTAAAGCTGCTCCTGAATTATTAATAAAATGTAATTTCCAGAAACTTGCCGGGTCGTCATATTGTAAAACTTTAGTTACAGCAGTCGTTCCGTTTAGTTCTATTGAGCCGATACGGTGCATGTTTGAAGTTTTCGCGGTTGATGATAAAGCGCCTGTAGCATTACCTTCTAGTGCATAAACATCAACTGTACCTGTTGTTGTAGCACCTGCGGACAATGTAATAGAAAAATCAACCCACATATATCGGTCTATTGTGTTGTCATGTTCTGCCGTTTCGCTTACTGATGCTGTGTTTGCAAGTGTAGCAAGACCTGTTACTGTTAATGTTGATGATGTAGCATAAAGTGGTTTAGCTAATGGCATTAGATTTCATCCTTTCCTTCATCTAGTTCGATTGACTTTTCACAATGTCTTCTATCAATCAAACTTAGTAATTTACAAATAAAGTAACATACTTTACAGTTTGTTTTGTTCTTTCCCATTCTGCTAGATAGTGTTTCATCAGGGTCGCCGCCGAATAGTGTATTAATAAACTGGTCAATACTAATTAGTATATTCCAAAAATACTTTTTAAACATACGCTCTAGCATTTGTAATATCAGTTAAAGTTACATCGCCTTGCCAATTTTGGTCTGCCCAAGATACTGCACTATCGCCCAAGGTTAAAATAGCTGTTTTATCTGTAGCCGTAATAAGTCCTTCAATAACTAAATCGTTAAGAATTGTATCTAACCTAGCTACATAGTTAGGGTCAGTCATATCAAAGGTTTCAAAATCTTTGAAAGACACTTCTGCATTACGTGCTGCTATACTAACTGAATCAATAACTGCTAAACGCTTTCCTACCATTTGTAGATAAGCTTTGATTTTAGATACAGAAATAGGCACCTTGACTGGAATATCTTTAGTATTAAGAGCTACTCTTATTTGTTCATCAGTAAGTCCAGCTAAAGTAGTATCTGATAGTTTTGTCTTCAGTAGAGAATAGTCTACCATAATAATTACCTATAATTATAGAGCAAAGATACCAGCAGTATCCCAAGTAACAATAATATCACCACCATTAGGAGGAACAGGAAGACCAGTAAAACCAGTATCTAAATAAGCTACCAATTTCCAAGTAGTATTAGCTCCAGCATTCTTTCTATAAAGTACAATAGCGTTAGCAGTTACACCAGTTCCAGCAGTTACTGAAGGGAAGGTTATTCCAGAACCACCTAAAACACCATTTACTTGTGTCTTCGTGAGTATTTCTTGGTCTGTTCCTAAAATACCAGTTAAATCACTATAGAATTGGTGTGCTGAGTTATAAGTATAAACTGCTGTGTCAATTAAGGCAGCAAATAAACCAGTCGCACCTTCAGCACTATTTAAAGCACTATTAGCGTCGTTTTGTAGTAGAGTTTCTTTCCATTTAGGGTATAAAGCATTGGCCATTAGGGGTACCTATAAGTAGATAAAGTTAGGTTAATTTGCATCAATCACTATTTTTTGATACACTTTACTAGATTATAACTTTTTATTACCAAAAAAGCAAGTTACTTTACTTAAGTGGAATAGTAGTATAATCAATAATTTACAAGGAACTCTATGGAAAAAACAACTGATTCTATAATAAATCTTGATGGTAAAGTAAGTCCTGCTATTCTTTCTAGTATTTTAGGGATAAATGTTAGTCTAGTCTATCAGGAATGTCAGAAAGGACGCCTTCCAAGCCCAATAGTAGAACATACTTATAGGGAAGCCATACAAGCCTACATAAATCACTTCAAGAAAGCACAAGATTTAAAAATAGAGAAAGAAAGGAACGAGACTAGGCTAAAAGAGATTAAGCTAGAAAAGGATTTAGAGTTTAAAGATAGAAAGTTAAGGGCTAAATTAGAAGCAGAAGAAAAAGCCCGCCAAGAGAAAGGAAAAAGTAGAGATTTCTCACAAGATGATGATGGCATGCCTCCTTTAATGGCAGCTAAAACTAGGCAAGATATTAGATTAGGTAGAGCTAGAGAGCAACAATTATGGATAAAGGCGTCTATTGAAAGAGGTGAGTATCTCAATATACTTGAACTAAAGGAATTAGTAGAACCGCTTATTATGACAATTAGGCAAAGTTTACTTTCTATAGCTTTAGAGAACGATATTGTTCAGAAACAAGTAGACCAAATAATGGAAAACTTGTATCAACTAGGTGTTACTATGGTTGAGCAGGCAGAGATAGATAGTGATAGATTCATTAGTACTGTTATGGAGCAAGAAATAGATATTTCCGAGATTGATATAGATAGTTTACCTGAGCCTGTTCTATAATTATGGCTAAAGAAATAGTAAGAACATTTAAAAATAGTACAGAAAGGAAGTTTATAGGACAACTATTGTCTTTATTTCGTCCCGCTATAAGAATGGGTACTAGGGAATGGGCAGAAACTTATAGGATTATGACTTCAGAGGAGTCTCATTTTACAGGTAAGTTTAATTGTAACTTGATTCCTGCATTAGAATATGTTTATGACTGCTGCGATAACAGACAAATTTACGTTATCGTTGCTATGAAAGGTAGCCAAATAGGATGGTCAGAACTTACTAATAATGTTATAGGTAAAACTATTCATACTGACCCGAGAAAGATGCAATGGGCGTTTCCTGCTTTAGAACCTGCCAAAGTATATTCAAGAGAGAAACTTAAGCCATTTTTTGAAGGTGTTAAAGTACTTAGAGATATTATAAACACTGATGTACCTAAAGAAAGTTTCTCATATTTTAAGTTTCCTGGAGGGTTTCTTAAACTAACTACATTAGGAAGTATTAGTGCAGCTAAAACAAGTTCTATCCCTTTCATTGCTGTAGAAGAACCTGATGATGTTAAGGATGATGTAAAAGGGCAGGGGGATACTTTAGAAAACTTGAAAGGAAGGCAAAAAACATTCCCTATAGGTTTTAAGAAGTTAATTTATGGTGGTACTCCAACTGATAAAGACTTTTCTAGGGTAGAGTTAGGGTATAAACAAAGCAACCAATTAGTTTTTAAAGCATGTTGTCATCACTGCGGAGAGTTAAGTGAACTTTCTACAGATAATGTTAAATATGATGAATATCAGGACAGATATATTGACGAAGTTTTTGGGAAGTATAATCCTGAATCTGCTTATTATGAATGCCCTCATTGTTTAGGTAGATGGACGTTTGAAGAAAAGAATAAGAATATTGAGGAAGGTAAAAAATATGGGTTTACTGACTTTACAGGTAATTTCTCTAAGGGATGGCACCCAAAAAGACCAGAAATAACAGAAAACTTTGGTTTCCATATTCCTGAACTACTTTCTACTTTATCTAGTTCTACCTTTGTTGAGTTAGCAGAAAAGAAGATACTCGCAGAACTAGCCATTCAAAGAGGTAATGAAGGTTTAATGAAGTCTTTTAGAAATAATAGTGATGGTCTTCCTTATGCTAGTGGTATTTCTTCTTTAGAACCTGATGATATGAAGAAGTTTAGATTAAATTATCCTGAAGGTGTTGTTCCTATGGATGGGTTAATTCTAACAGCAGGTATTGATGTTCAGGATAATAGATTTGCTTATGTTATTAGGGCATGGGGAAGAAATAATAATTCATGGTTAGTTAAATGGGAAGAAATATTTGGTAATGTACTCGATGAAGATGACCCTGTTTGGCAAGAATTAACAGATAAACTTGTAACAGCAGAAATTCCTCATGCTTCAGGTAAACATTTAAAAGTAGCTGCAATTTCTATAGATAGTGGTGATAACACTGAGTTAGTCTATAGATGGGTACTTAAAATGCAGGAGTATAATTCACAAATATTTGCAACTAAAGGTGTAAGGGATTTAAGATGGTCAGATGATGAAATATATAGAGAACCATCCAGAGTAGAAGTAGATAAAGCTACTCAAATAAGGAAAAGTTTAGCTGAAACTATGGGAGTAACTGTTTTTCCTTTAGGTGCCCATAGAGCGCATGAAGAAATACTTAGAAGAATATCATTAAATAAGAATAGGGATATTAAAAAGAATGTGTACTACTTTAATGAGCAAAGTTATGGGAGTTATGAAGAGCAAATGACTTCCTGTAGGAAACTTATCGATGTTAATAGTAGTTACAATAAATCTGTGTTTAAACTTATTCCGGGTAAAAGAAAAGAAGCTATTGATGCAGAGAAGAATGCCTTACATGCTAGTTATGCAATAGGAGTTAGAAATTATACTCATGCTCATTGGAAAGCAATTGAAGATTACTTATATAGGTAGAAAATAACATGGCAAAAATGACATTGGCCGAAGCAGAATCTAGTCTAGCAACTGTAAATGCCGCGATAGAAGCCTTAATTTCAGGAAAACGGTTAACTCAACTTAGAGTAGGTTCAGGTAGTTTCTCTCGTTTCTATGCTTATTCAGAACTAACACTAGATAATCTTAAAGCCCATAGAGATGAACTTCTATCTATAATTGACGAACTAACAGGAACTACACCTAGTTTTAAAACTAATATGACTATTCCTATGATTGTAGGTAAGGATATATAATAATGGCTACTCAAGAAGAAATAAATGCAATTTATAATGGGCAAATAGAGCAACCTACTTTCGAAGGAGCCGCAACTTCTTATAGGTTAAGTCAAAAAGGACTACTTCATGGAGATGTGGATAGTCTAGCTGCAAGAGAACTTCTTAATTTACAAATGAGGTCAGCTCACGCTATTAGGAATAATGGTCATGCAAAAGCTGCTTTACTTAAATATACTACTTCGTTAGGTGCAGTTAAGATTAATTGGAAAGATAAAGATGGAAAGAAACATGAGTTAGCACAAGAACTATGGGATGAATTTGCTAAATCGCCCAATTATGATGGTTACGGTACTTTAGATAACACTCAGTCTGTATGGCATAGCTCTATCTTCCAATCAGGTAACGCCTTTACCCAATTACTTATCGTTAAGTCAGGAAATAAAAATAGAGTTCCTTTAAAACTTAAATCTATCCCTAGTGAAATGCACGATGTTCTCTATATGGGAACTAATAGTAAGGACAAAATAAAAACAGGGATAAAGTTTAAAGATTCCAAGCCTGTATCCTATTATTTTAGGAAAGGAATCTATAATTCTATATGGTACGGGGAGCCTTTAAGTGCATCTCCTCAGGAAGTTAAAGCTAAAGAACTTGTCCATATTTTTATAAGGGAAACTCCGGGACAATGGTTAGGTATTCCTAGCCTAGCTCCTGTTCTTTTATCTTTATATGAACTAGATGAACTTACTGATGCTACAATAGCTAAACAAAAAGCGGCACAAGCTATTTCATGGATAGTTGAGAATACTAACCCGGTATCTTTAACTCCTACAGGAACACCAGTATCTGTAACTGACCCTAAAGATTCAAAGAAGAACAAAGTAGTTTTTAAAGCACAAGGTGGTTCTACTCAGTATTTGAATAAAGGCGAAAAGATTCACTTCTATCAATCTACAGATATTGGTGCTAATTTACCTAACCTTATTGCATCGGAGTTAAGAAGAATAGCCTCAGCCGTAGGTATTCCTTATCATTCATTAACAGGAGATACTTCAGGGTTAGACTTTAGTTCTTTGAGAGCTATTGCTATAGAATTAAGAAGTAGATTAGAGTATATCCATCATTTTTATACTATACCCTTAGGGCTGTCACCAATTGCTTTAAGATTCAAAGAGTTAGCGGAACTTAGATATAATGTATCGGATGCTATGCCTTCTTTTCAACTTCCTCGTTGGTATGGTGTAGACGACCTTAAAGATACTCAGGCAGACTTACTTGAAGTACAAAATGGAATGGCTACTTTAGAAAGTAAGCTAGATGAACGACATACTACTTATGAAGAAATAGCAGCAGATAGAGAAAGGATGGCTAGTATAGGGTTAAACTCTTTACTAGGTACAAGTATGGAAGGAGTTAGTACAAGTCAAATTAGTAATATTAACCCTAATGCAAATAGTACAAGTAATTGACTTTAAAACTAATTTATGTTATATTATCGTCACCTATAAAGGATATTCAAAATGTCAATAGATAAACTGACTAAAGAAGAAATAATTAAAAGGGCAAGAGAGGATAAGAAAAGCCTTATTGCTGAAAAAACAGCTAAAGTTAAGTTTACTGACTCTTTATCTTATCGAGTAGAGAAACCATCAAAGGAAGAGACCGGCAAAGCTGATGTACCGGATTCATCTTCAGTAAAGAAAGATACTTTAGACGTTAAAATAGTATGTAATACTGCTTGGTTTTGTGATAGCCAAATGGACGTACTTACTTCAGATAGTTATGATAAGTCTGTAGCAAGTAAGGGCAATTCTATTCCGCATATAGCAGACCATAAACAAAGTAGTACTGCTCATGTAGGTGACGTTAAGAAAGTATATACACAAGATATTCAATTAACAGATTTAGGGTATCAAATGGAAGGTTCTACTACTGCTTTAGTAATGGAATCTACTGTTAGAAAGGACTATAACGAAGATGTTTTTAAGTTTTATGCTAATGGAAAGATAAACCAACATTCTATAGGGTTAAGGTATGTTGACATACAGCTTGCTATAAATAGTGATGCAGAAGAAGATAAAGCTGAATTTGCTGTATGGACAGAAAACTACCCTAAAATTATAAACAAAGAGCTAGTCGATAAGAAAGGGTATTTTTGGCTAGTTAAAGAGATTGACGTTATTGAGAACTCTTGTGTTCTTTTTGGCGCAAACAGCTTAACTCCTACTTTAGAAGTTAAATCAAGTAACCAACCAACCAAACCAATTTCAACCACCACAGGACAAACTACTATGAATTTAGAAGAAGCCCTAGCTAAAACTCTGGAGTTGACTTCTGAAGTAGCTGAATTAAAGGCAGAACGAGATGTTGCTGCTAAAAGTGCTGCTAAAGAAGAACAAACTAGAATTTTAGGTATTTTAAAAGCAGCAGAAACTTTACACTTAGATTTAAGTGTAGCCGTTAAACGAATTAAAGCAGGCACTTCAGTAGAAGAAGCTGTTTCTTTATTCGAAGACATTGCAGAAGCTATCCAAAAATCAGCTACAGTAGATGTAGATGGTGACTCTGCTATCACTTCTACCATTAACAAAGATGTTGTAGAAGAAGAAACTGATAGTTTTATGAGTTCTATGGAAAAAGCTATGGAAGAACTTGACAATCAAAAAGAAGCTATTTCATGGGGAGTTAAATAATGGCTACAGATACTTTTTATAATGAAAAGAATGGTGGGTTTAATGCCTATCCTGATAATCTTAAGAAGAAAATCTTTTTTCGTGCATCAGACAGATATACTAAACCTGTTACTGTTAAAGCCGGACAAGTTTTAAAAGCATTTTCTTTTTTACAAACTGACCCTACAGGTAAAGTAGTTGCTCATAGTGGTTTAACAGAATCAGCACATGTTACTTTTTCTGCATTAACTGCTGGCCAAACTTTAATCATTGCTGGACTTACTTTTACTGCTGGTGCTTCAGGTACTACTGCTACTCAACTAGCAAAGGCTTGGGCAGGTTTATCTGATGGTTATACAGGTGGTACAGTAACTGGAGGTACTTTCACAGGTACTTTAACAGGGTATTCAACTGAAGCAGTAGATGCAGATACTGTAGTATTCAATGCTACTTCTGCTAATACAAACGCTACTGATATTGTTGCAACTGGTACTGGAGCAGCCGCAGCTACTATTACTATTGTTCAAGGTGACACAGCTATGGCACCTATTGCAGGTGTTCTGGCTTTTGATGTAGATGCTAGTGCTGGTGATGTAGATGCAACTGCTTTCGATGATGCTAGTTTTTGGGCAGATGCTCTTGTTTGGGCTGTTGACCCTTCAGTAGATACTATTACTTTAGCTGATGGTTCTACAGTAGCATGTACTACTTATAACACAGGGTGTTTTGGTACTTCTAAAGCATCGAACTTACTTA